CTAATGTCAGTCGTACTTATGTTTGTGATTATATGGTGAAGCATGGTGGTTATACTATTACAACTGGGCCCCCCGTTATGAATGGATGGCAACCATGGCGTAATGCTTTGAAGGACTTAGTTCGACCAGTTACGCAAATAGATGTCGATAAATTAACAAGGTGTGCTAAAGCGTTTGCATCAGATATAATCTCCTCTCTAAATGAACAACAACTTAAGGAGTTGCATGTGTATGATGATTTTACAGCTATTAATGGTAAACCAGGATTACGCTTTATAGACAAGATCAATAGAAACACTAGTGCTGGGTTTCCTTATAATAAGAGTAAAAGAAGTTTAATAACTTATTTGGAACCCACACCGGAGTATCAACATTCTGTAGCATTTTCTGATGATATTATGCATGAAGTCGTACATATTATTTCAGAATATACACAAGGTAAAACTTGCAATCCTGTTTTCAAAGCTCATCTTAAAGATAAACCATTGGCTTTCTCTAAAATTAAAGAAGCTAAAACACGTGTTTTTTGTGGAGCACCTTTAGCATGGAGTATAGTTGTAAGAAAATACACTCTTGCTTTTATAAAATTATTGCAACATAACCACTATCTTTTTGAGGCTGCTCCTGGAATTATTGCTCAAAGCACTGAATGGGACAAATTGTATCACCACTTAACATATTTTGGTGACGATCGTATAGTTGCTGGCGACTATGGAAAGTTTGATAAGAGAATGCCATCTACCGTCATTCTTGCTGCATACAACATTATTATAGATGTTTGTAAACATGCAAATTGGTCTGACGAGGAAATTAAAATTTTAATGTGTATAGCTGAAGATACAGCATTTCCTTTAGTAGATTTTCATGGTGATGTTATCAGATTTTATGGTTCTAATCCTTCAGGACATCCTATGACTGTCATAATTAATAGTTTGGCTAATTCCTTGTATATTAGGTATGCGTTTGATACATTGAGACCTGAGGATATAAAGATTGTTGACTTTAAAAAGTATTGTCATTTAATTACTTATGGTGATGATATGATTATGAATGTCTCATCTGAAATACCTTGGTTTAACCACACAACAATCCAATCTGTTTTAAACTCTATTGACATTGAGTTTACAATGGCTGATAAACATTCGGAAAGTGTGCCTTATATCAATATATCTGATGCATCTTTTTTGCGTAGAAAATGGGTTTTTAGCGATGAATTATGTGCTTATGTTTGCCCACTAGATCATGATAGTATTAACACTATGTTGACAATGTGTGTTGCGAGCAAAAGTGTTTCTGCGCAGATCCAAGCTTTGTCAATTATAGAAACAGCTATGCATGAATATTTTTGGTATGGACGCGAAAGATTTGAGGAACGATTAACATTTATGAATGAAGTGATTAAATATTATGATCTTAGCGTATATATGACGTGTCCTTTGCCTTCTTGGGATTCACTTGTTGAACAATTCAACAGTTATTCCAATGAAATTGGTGATCTAGGTACATGAAGTATTGAACTCGGGTTATTCTTCCCAAGCCAAAAAGAGGGTGGCACTGATCAAACACGTTAAACTGATTATTGCATATAGGCTTATCCCCTCATGCTCTTATTTGATATCCAACCAATTGAACACGGTAGTGCGTGTGGCCTACCCAAAGTTGCCTTGTGGCTTGAATCACAAGGAGGGTGGTGAGACTTTGCTCGCCCTCTCTGGAGAACTTCAGAGTGAAGAAATAATTAGTTCAACTTCCGTGACCGAGGAAACCACTTCGGTTACAGCCAGATTTTTAGATGAAACTCCCGGAACATCCCAAGATTTGTCAACTCCCGCTGTGACTAACCTTAACGATATGCAAGATACGGTTGAGCTCGCTCAATTCTTGTCTCGTCCCGTTTTGATTAAAACTATCACATGGGCGGAAACAGATTCTTATACAACTGGCACAACGTGGGATCCATGGCATTTGTTCTTCAATAGCACTCCTATAAAGAATAAAGTGAACAACTATGCATTCATAAACTGTAAACTTAAGTTAAAGTTTGTGATTAATGCGTCTCCTTTTTATTCAGGGGCAATGGCATTTTGCTATAGCCCCTTAGTAAATTTGCGTGGATCCACAATTAAAACAGATTCTATCAGTACAGGGTCGGAGATTATGGAGTATTCTCAACAACCTAAAGTTTGGGTTTTTCCACAGACTAATCAAGGTGGTGAGTTAATATTGCCCTTCTTTTACCATAAGAACTGGTTGAACCTAACTTCTGCGCAAGATATGCGTGACATGGGTACTATAACACCCGTATTATTTGCAAATCTTACGTCTGCACTAGGCGTTTCTGGTACTTCAGTTATCATTAATGTCTATGCTTGGGCAGAAGATGTTAAGCTTCATGCGCCTACTACAAAATTGGCGCTGCAAGGTGACGAATATGACTATAAGCCTTCACAAATGGCCTCTGCTGTTTCGAAAGCTTCAGGGATGTTATCAAACATTCCTCTAATCGGACCCTATATGAAAGCAACATCTATTGTCTCCAGTGCAATGTCGTCTATTGCTTCGATGTTTGGTTACACTAATGTTCCCAATATTGACACCGTAGCTTTTATGCGACCTGCACCCTTCCCACAATTCTCATCATGTGAAATTTCTACACCTATGGATCGACTCTGCGTAGATCCTAAGAATGAGGTAACACTTGATCCGAGAACTGTTGGGTTATCTGGTATTGATGAATTAGATATTTCATATATATCACAAAGGGAATGTTATCTCGGTAATGCCATATTGAGTTCTACTGATGCAGTAGATGCTTTAACAATGGTATCTCGAGTAACCCCCAATTTGGTGTATCAATACAATTCTATTTCACCAATCCACTTCACTCCCATGGCTTATACATCTGAGATGTTCAATCATTGGCGTGGGGATATTGTTTTCAGATTTAAATTTGTTTGCACTAAGTTCCATAAGGGACGTGTGCGAATTACTTTTGATCCTGTTAATGATATTTCCACCACCGTGCCCGATTATACCACTGTCTTTAATGAGATAGTAGATATCGGGTGCGACCAAGATATTGAAATCACTGTGCCATATATGCAAGCAACAATATTTCTTAAATCAGTTAATGTAACTGGAAATTATAATTTTTCAGGTACTGCTTTGTCGCCTTCCGCTGATGCTAATGGTTTGTTAACTATGAGAGTGGTAAACCCTTTATCTGGACCTTCT